CGAAGATTCACCAGGGTCTATATCGAGGTCGCGCGCAAGAACGGCAAGACGACCTACGGCGCCGCCCTTGGCAATCTCGCCTTCTTCGCTGACCGCCCGCGCGAGATTGGTCCCGAGATTTACTTCGGCGCGACGAAACAGGAACAGGCGGCCATCGCTTGGCGCGAGGCGAAGGCTCAGATTAAGCGGTGCCCAGCTCTTGCCAAGAGAGCCAAGGTCTACGACTCAAAGCAGGTCATAGTAAAGCCCGGGGACGACGCGGCACGGATGCGTCCCCTCGGCCGCGACTCTGACACCGAAGATGGACTGAATCCCTCTTTCGCCTTGATCGACGAATACCACGCTCACCCTGATTCGACCCTTCTCGATGTACTCGATTCAGGCATGGGATCCAGGGAGCAGCCCCTCATCGTTATCATCACGACGGCAGGCCTCGATAAGTCCGGGCCCTGCTTTAAGCAGGAGCATAGTCTCTCCGAGCAGATCCTCGAGGGTTCGATCAACCCGAGGCCGGAGAATTATTTCGCGATCATCTTCACCTTGGACGACGGCGACAACTACGCCGACGAGTCGGTGTGGATCAAGGCGAATCCTAATCTCGATATTTCGGTAAAGCGCGAATTCCTTCGCAACCGCGTCAAGATAGCGCAGGCCGTCCCCGCGAAACAGAACGAAGTAAAGACGAAGAATTTCAACATCTGGACCCAGGCCGCTACCCGCTGGATCACCGACGAGCGCTGGATGCTCTGTGATGGAGCAATCGACGAGCGAACCCTCGAGGGTCTTCACTGCATCATGGGCATGGACCTCTCTTCGACGACGGATATCACCGCCCTCCTGCTCGCTTTCAGACCGAAACTGATCGAGCCCTGGAAGCTCGTGCCCCGCTTTTTCATGCCCGAAGAGAATCTCCTCGAGGCCGAGAACCGCGATAAGGTCCCGTATACGCAATGGGCGGAGCTCGGTCTGGTCATACCGACGCCGGGGAATGTCGTCGATTACGACTACGTCGAGCAGGAGATCAGAATCCTCGGCGGCAGATTCCTCATCGATGAAATAGTCTACGACCCATGGAAGGCCCAGGAGATAGTGAACCACCTATCGACTGAGTTCACAATGATCCAATGCCCGCAGCGATATAACCCGATGGCGCTCTATTCCGATACGTTCGAGAAGAAAGTCCTCGCACGCGAGCTCGCGCATGGCGGGAATCCGGTGCTCCGCTGGATGATGGCCTGCACTGAAGTGAAGTCGGATAGGCAGGGGAACATAATGCCCATGAAGCCGCGGCGGGATACTTCCGGGAAGCGGATCGACGGGATCGTCGCGGCCGTGATGGCCCTTGGCCGAGGTAACGTCCTCGCCGAGTCGGGGTCGTCTCCTTACGAAGAGCGGGGGATCATCACGCTATGAGCAAGCGCCAAGGTATCCTGCAGCGGATCTTCCGCGCCGCCGCGTCGACGTGGAGAGATGAGTTCATCGAGTCTCTTATGGGCGGCAGCGAGTCTGCCTCGGGGATGCGGGTAAATCCCGAAACGGCGATGCGGATCGGAACGGTCAACGCCTGCGTCCGTATAGTCTCCGAGACGGTCGCCTCGCTTCCGCTTCAGGTTTATAAACGCCTCGACTCCGGCGGAAAGCAGCCCTGGTCAATCCACCCTCTATTCGATCTTCTCCATGCTCGGCCTAATCCGTGGATGACCTCCATGGATTGGCGATCGCAGATGATGAACCACCTGCTATTCAGGGGAAACTATTACGCTGCGGTTCTGTATCATGGCGATTCAATTATCGACGATATAATTCCATTCAACCCCGACAGGGTTCAGGTGAAGCAGCTCCCCGATTATTCGCTCTCGTACACGGTCACATTGAATGACGGAACCAAGACGGTAATTCCCCAGGAAGGAATGCTTCATATTCGCGGGATGTCGTCGGACGGGATCCTGGGCCGAGGGGTAATCACAGACGCGCGGGAAATGTTCGGAGCCGCTCTCGGGACTCAAGAATACTCGGCGCGCCTATTCCGCAACGACGCGACCCCGGGTGTAGTCATCCAGCTGCCCGGGAAACTGGAAAGCCCCGACGCGATCAAGCGACTTAAGGAATCCTGGGATGGAGAATCGGCCGGAGTATACAACTCGCATAAGACGCGGGTCCTCGAGAACGGAGCGACGATCGAGCGGATGAGCATGACCGCCGAGGATTCACAATTCATCGAAACGAGAAAAATGCAGCGCTCCGAGATCGCAGCGCTCTTCGGTGTCCCTCTTATTCTCCTCCAGGCGAACGAGACTACGGCAACTTATGCGAGCGCTGAGCAATTCATGCTCTCGTTCGTCACGCACTGTATTCGGCCCTGGCTGGTTAGGATCGAGCAGGCCCTTTTGAATCAGCTCTTCATAGCTCCTCGAGTCTACTTTCCCGAGCATAATCTTGACGGTCTTCTTCGCGCTGATATCAAGACTAGATACGAAGCGTACAAGATGGGCCGTGATGGCGGATGGCTTTCGAAAAACGATGTTAGGTCGAAAGAGAATATGAACCCGATCGACGGCGGAGACGATTATAGCTCGCTCGTCGAGATCCAGAACTCGAAGCTCATTGAAGCGGGGCAGAGAAATTCGGCGAGCGTGAACGAGCAGTTATTCAAAGCGGTCCAGGGCTTGGGCGATAGGTTGGAATCTACCGAGCGAGCCACTCAGGATCTAGTCTCCCGGGCCAATAATGAGCCCATGCCTCCGGCGCCAATAAACATAACCATGCCCGATATCCATCTCTCGATTGATAACGGTGGGAAGGTTACTTCGAAAACGATAACCGTTCATCGCGTCGACGGTGAGATTTCCGCCGCTACCGTAGAGGAAGGAGAGAAACATGGCGCATAACATCAAGGTGTCCATCGCTTCTGTGAATGCAAAAGCGAACGCCTGGGCTACCGCGATGAACGCTGGGAAGATACGCATCTACCAGGGCACGCAGCCCGCCACCGCCGACACGACGCTCGGGGCTGCGACTCTGCTCGGCGAGCTTACACTAGGCAATCCCGCCTTCGGGTCCGCCTCGAATGGGCTTATTACCGCGAACGCGATCACGAAGGACTCCGACGCCGACGCCACTGGAACCGCGCAGTTCTATCGGCTCTTCGCAAGCGACGGAACGACGCCGATGGGCGACGGCACCTGCGGCGTCACGGGATCCGGATCCGATCTCGAGATGCCGACGGTTTCGATCGTGCTGCATGGCGAAATCACCTGTACTGGATTCACGCACCAGGAGTCGCTCGGATGATCTTAGCTGCGACGACCTCAAAACTCGTCGTCGCTTTGGCAGGGGCCAAAACGTCTCTCGATTGCCCCTTCGTTGCGTCCTGGGTGGATATTACTTCGAGCGCTTCGACGCCTGGGGAATCGGACGGAGTCACGAACGGGGTTACTTCAGTCGACCTTGTCGTCGCTCCCGGGGCCAGTACGCAGCGATTCGTCAAATTCCTCTCGATTTTCAACGTCGACACCGGATCGATTACGCCGACCGTCTCGTATAACGCGAACGGAACCTTGCGGACGCTCGCGAAATGCGTACTTGCGGTCGGAGAGTCCCTCGTGTTCGATGGCTCAAGCTTTAAGGTATTCGACGCTGCAGGGGCACAGAAACTCTCCACGACAGGATCGGGACGGCTACTCCGCACCCTTGTCCTTACATCAGGATCCTCATATGTCTCCGGGCCACAAGCCGTATCAATCAAGGCCCAGCTCTTCGGCGGAGGCGGTGGAGGTGGAGGCGCATCCTACGCCGCCAGCAACTTCGCCTTCGGAGGCGGCGGGGCGGCAGGAGCCTACGCCCGCAAGGATTTTACCGTCACGCCGAATACAGCCTACACCTACGCTATCGGAGCGGCGGGTTCGGCGGGAGCGAATACAGGCGGCACGGGCGGCACGGGCGGAGATACTACTCTCACCGTGGGCGGAGTCACTGTCACGGCAAAGGGCGGCCTGGGCGGTGCCGGCATGACGACAGGCGCGACACTGATCTTCGCGGCGGGCGGAGCCGGCGTCATCGCAACTAACGGCGACGTCAACGGCAAGGGCGATCCGGGATCTCCCGGGATTCGTCATTCGGGACTACTTGGAGCTTCGGGACAGGGAGGATCTTCGGACTTTGGCGGCGGCGGCGTAGGCCTTGTTGCGGCTGGTGCGGGTACGGCTGGCGCGGGATTCGGGGCCGGCGGCGGCGGCGGGGCCTCCATGTCCGCAGCGGTCACAGGTGGAGCCGGGGCCGGCGGACTGATCATCATCGAGGAATACGCATGATCTACAAGGTAGATCGATATCTCCGCGACGCCTTCGACCCGTCTCCGGATACCTTCTCGATCGACGCGTTTCTCAACGAGTCATTCCAGTACGCCGCGGCCGCATCTTCCTTCTCGATCGCTATCGCCGAAGGGATGCCCAAACCGAACCAAGGTATTCAGGCGAAGCTCGTCCAGTCTTCGGCTATTTCCGAGGCTCCGCTTAAACCCGTGCAGGCCGTCACCTTGCGCGAGGTCTTCCCCGCGGCGCTTTCTCAGAGCCCGCTCAAGCCCTCGCAGGGAATAACCGCTCGGCTTCTCATCTCTTCAAATATCACTCAGGCGCCGACAAAGCCGGTTCAGGCTATCGCGGTTCGATTATCCCTGCGCGCAGCTATTGGCGAAGCACCGCTCGCCCCTAGCCAAGCGCTAACGGGATCCGCGTCCGCGCCTGTCGCGGGTTTCTCTATTTCGATTTCCGAGGCTATGCCGGCGTCGAGCCAGTCGGTGGTGTTGCGGCTAGTCGAGCCCCTGGCTATAGCCGAGGCGCCGCTTAAGCCCGCGCAAGCACTCGCCGGTGGAGTAGTGGCTAGGTCTAGCCTTGTCGAGGTAGGGCCGGCACCGAGCCAGTCCCTCGCCCTGGACTTTTCCGCGCCTGTTGCGGGCAATCATATTGCCGAGACTGCGCCCACTCCAATCCAGGCCGTAACGCTGGAATTCTCCGAGGCATCACCTGTCCAGCCTCCTGGACCAGTATTAGGTCGAAGGCTTTACGTTAGTCGACCTGAGAAGAAGAAACCGGCCCTAGCGAACATCCGAGAAACCGCCCCGGCTCCGCGCCAACGCCTTCGCCTCGAGGCTGATCCTCCTGCCCAATTCGAGGCGTCTATCGCGGAATCTGGCCCTGCTCCGCTACAGAGTGCGGCGGCGATTTATGGACGCTCTCAGCGCATGATCGACGAAGAAGAGGCGCTCCTCCTGATCCTCTTGGAGGTCGCATGAGCCACGTAATACAAGGAGCCTATCATGGCAATTCGAAGTAAATGGTTCGCGATCGATACCAAGCCGGATGCGGCGGAGATCTCCGTCTTCGACGAGATCGGAGGTTTCGGCGTATCGGTCTCGGAATTTAAAGACGCCTTCGATCTCGTCAGGGATCAGAAGGAAATAAGGCTCCTCCTCAATTCCCCCGGAGGATCCGTGACCGAAGGCATGGCCTTCTACAACCTCCTCGCGGGATACCGCACCAAGCTCACCGTCGAAGTCCTCGGCGTCGCTGCGTCCATCGCCTCGATCGTTGCCTTAGCCGGGCGCGAGCTCGTTATGGGCGAGGGGTCCTACTTCATGATCCACAACCCCTGGACGATCACCTGGGGCGACGCGGACCAGCTACGCAAGGACGCCGAGGTACTGGATAAAATGCGCGGCGAGCTCGTCAACATCTACATGGCCCGCTCCGGTCTCTCGGCTAAGGAAGTCGGCCAGATGATGGACGCCGAGACCTGGCTCACGGCCGACGAGGCCAAGGCCAAGGGCTTCGCCTCGTCGGTCCTTCGTACAACCAAGGCCGCGGCGCTCGCCTTCGATCTTTCTCGCATCGGATTCCAGCACACGCCGCGCGCACTTGTCGCGCCGGCGAGAGCTAAGGATATCAAGACCATTCGCGACTTCGAGAACTTCCTGCGGGACGCGGGATTCCTGAAGCCGGAAGCCGAAGCCCTCGCTTCCAGCGGTTTCAAGGCGCTCCGTCGTGGGGACCACGCGGCGCCCGGATCCGATGCAGGGGCAACCCTCGCGGCCGTCGTCAATGCGGCCGTCAATTCTCTCAAGTAAGGAGCCATCATGGACCCCGAGATGAAGAAAGCGATCGAGGACCTGGGCAAGGCTTGGGCCGACTATCGCAAGACCAACGACGAACGCATCGCCGCCCTCGAGAAGGGCCAGGGCGTCGCCGAGATCGAGGCCCGCCTCGCGAAGATCGACCTCGAAGTCGCCAAGAACCAGAAGGTGATCGAGGACCTCGGTAAACTCGAGGCCAGGGTCAACAGGATTAACCTCGGCACCGCTGGCGGCATGGGTGCCGTGCCCTCCGAAGCCGCCAAGGCCTTCGATGCCTGGGCCCGCCGCGGCCAGGAGCGAGCCTTCCAGGCAGCCCTCACGACCGACTACGATCCGGGAGCCGGATACACGGTTATCCCCGAGCTAGAGACCGCGATCGAGCGCGTCGCCTCCAAGACAGTCGCGATGCGCCGGCTCGCGACGGTCCGCAAGGGCAACGCGAATTCCTATATCAAGATGGTCTCCAAGGGCGGGGCCGGCGGGGGGTGGGTCGATGAGAAGGCCGCCCGGACCGAAACCACAGCGCCCGGGCTCGACAAGATCGAGGTCTTCGCCCGCGAGATGTATGCCGACCCGAAGGCTTCGCAGATCCTCCTCGACGACTCCTTCTCCGACATAGCCTCCTGGCTAGCCGACGAGGCGGGGATCACCTTCGAGGAGCTCGAGGACGCCGGCTTCATCTCCGGCTCCGGGATGGCAACCCCGCGCGGGATCCTTTCCTACGATGCTGTCGCTAACGCGTCCTACGCCTGGGGCAAGCTCGGCTACATCGCGTCCGGTGGCGCTGGGGCCTGGGCCTCGACCGACCCCGCGGACAAGCTAATCGACCTCGTCCACGCCCTCAAAGCCAAGTACCGAGCGAACGGATCGTTCCTCATGAACGACCTCACCCTCGCCTCAGTGCGAAAGCTCAAGGCAACGACCGGCGCGGGTTCGATGAACTCCTATCTCTGGGAGCCCTCCTTCAAGGCGGGAATTCCCGGGCTCCTCCTCGGCTACCCGGTCGAATCCGCGGACGCCATGCCCGACATCGCAGCCAACTCCTACTCGATCGCTTTCGGCGACTTCGCTCGCGGTTACCTCATCTACGACCGCGTCGGGGTCTCTGTCCTCAAAGACCCTTTCACCACGAAGGGATTCGTCGAGTTCTACACGACCAAGCGCGTCGGCGGCGCGGTCCAGAACTTCGAGGCGATCAAGCTCTTTAAGTTCGCCGCGAGCTGATCGCGGAGAATAGCCCGGGGCGGGCATCGGGCCCGCCCCATGATCAGACAAGGAGAGAGGAATGAAGGACATATACAGCGAGACCGCGATTGTCGAGCTCATCGGCTCCGCGGTACTCGCCGCTGACAACACCCCCGCCGCGGTCGACCTCCTGGGCTTCGATTCGGCAGAGATTTCCCTCGCCATCGGCATCGGCGGAATTACGTTCACCGGCTCGAATAAGATCGAGTTCGTTCTCACTCACTCGGACGACAACTCGAGCTACTCGAACGTCGCCGATGCGGACGTCAAGGGCGTGTCCGGGATCACTAACGGAATCATCCGATCGCTCGTCGCGGCCAAGGCGGCCAGCGACGTCCAGAAGATCGGCTATGTCGGCAGCAAACGGTATCTGAAGCTCCTCGCGGACTTCTCCGGTACCCATGGTACCGGCACTCCGATAGCGGCCTCGGTCATAAAGGGCCGGCCTCACGTCGGGCAGTAAGGGATAGGGGACGAGGGAATGCCCGTAACAGCAGCCGCGAACGCGATCATCACCTGGGCAGAATATAAAACGGCCCTCGGGGTGACGAGCGACGACGAGCAGGATAGATATCAGGACCTCATCAACAAAGCTTCCGCGCGGATTGAGCTCTATACCCGCCGTAAGCTGAAGGCCCTGGACTATACGAGCGCTGCCGCTCTCGTGCTCGACGGCTCGGGTCGGGATACCCTCGTCCTTCCTCATCACCCGGTCAATTCAATTTCCCATCTGTACATCGACACCGGTCGCGTCTTCGCATCGGATTCCGAGGTAGGCGCGACCGAGTTTTCATTACGCAAAAACGAAGGCTTCATCGTGCTCTATGACGGCGCTTATTTTCCCCGCGGAGTAGACGTCGTCAAGATCGAATGCAATGCAGGCTATGCTTCAACCACACCTGAATGGGCTACCCTCCAGACGGCCTGCCTCGAGCTCGTGCGCTGGATGGCTTCTCGCTTCTCCGGATTCATTGGCAAGCGCGTAGAGACCAATGCCGACGGGATGAACGTCGGATATGAAATTGAGATCCCGCTGAATGTGCGCTCCATGCTCGATCCCTTCGTTGAGGCTGCTGCATGATCGTCACCCAGGTCGTCATCAAGGACGATATAACCCCGGCCCTCGATCAATTCGGGGCTCAGATGCCGAAGCTGCTCGATACCGTCTTGAGGATCGTGGGCTATCGCTACCGAGCCCATATCAAGAAAAACTACCTCTCGGGCCAGATGCTCGGGATCGAGACGGGACAGACGATTCAATCGCTCGTCGTCGGCAAGCGCCGCGGGGCGAAGCACATCTATATCGTCGGCTCGCGCAAAGTTACCAGCCGCCAGGATTTCGGAGGCGTCGCGCTGCGGAGAACGAATACCGAGGGCGTGAAGCTCGCCAATATCTTCGAGCACCAGGGCGGGTATGTCATCGAGCCGAAAAAGGCAAAGGCCCTTATTATCCCTGTCGCCTCAGGGATCTACTTCGCAAAGCGTGTCGAGGGGCGAGCCCGGCCCTTCATGACGCAGTCGGCGCAGACCTTCTCGTGGGGGCCGACGATCGAAAAGACCGTGCTCGAGGTCGTCGAGAAGCAACTCAAGAAAGAGCTAGCAGCTTCGAAGCCAACCAAAGAATGGTCCGAGGCTGACGGCGTGGCTGCGGGGCCAGCATGACCCGGGCATCAATCGAGCGCAGCTCTACCGCGATAGCCACGTTTCTCATGGCTACCATTCCTACCTACGTTGCCCGGGCGAACCTCGGCACAACCGGAGTCCAGGCGCCGGATCCGAAAAAGGTAGAGGTCAAGACCTATATCCCCGATCAAGGGCCCTGGCCGTACATCATGGTCAACCCCGATCAGGTATCGATAGAGGCTTCGGGCTGCAACGCCCAGAAACTGACCATCACCTATTCGATCAATATAGGGATTTCAGCGGACAGCCCGGACAAAGCCGGGACCGTCGCGCTTCGCTATATGGACATCCTCGCCGACCTAATCGGCGAGAACATCACGCTCGGCGGAGCGGTTGATATCGCCACGCTCGAGCTCATCGATAAAGCCGCGATTCCCGCGGACTCGAAAGCCTTCGTCGTCGCTACTCTGCGCGCCGAGGTCGAAGTCGCTACGGCATAGGAGGATACAATGCCCTCGAAGAATACCGTCAAGATCACCTCGGGCAAAGAGACCGTTCCCGGGACTCCCGTCTCCACGACGGCAGTCCTTCCGATCCGCGATATCGGAGGACTAGACCGAACCATCGAAAACAAGGACGACCCGGTCATCGTCGGGGCGGGGATGGATTCGGGCCAGTTCGTCGTTTCGGCGGACGTGAAGGGCCCGATCCCGATTTCTCCTCGAGCCTGCGCCGGCTACGGCCAAGTCCTCAAGGGGATCTTCGGCACCGAAGCTGCACCCGTGGAGATTCTCGGCATAGTGCGTATCCGCTATACCGGGAGCTCTGCGTCCAACAAGATCACGGCCGACAACGGGGCCAAGACGATCAACTCCAAGATCGGCGCCCTCGGGGCCGAGGCCAACGACAACGCCTTCGGCACGTCGGGGACGATCACCCTCACGAACGTCGCGACCGATACTCTCGCTGAGCTCGTCTCGGTCATCGACGCCTACACCGACTACGAGGCAAAGCTCGTCACGGGGTCCGGAGCCTCAACGATAACCAGTGTCGTCGCTGGCATCTGGCAGGGCAAGGGGAAATGGATCTATCTCGTGCTGACGGGCGCCGGCTCGGGTGCCTACGTTCACCGCTTCACGCCCGACCTCTCTGCGGGGACCGAACGCCCGAATTTCTCGATCCAGAAAGACGGCTTCCAGGACAACCTCAAGTATGCCGGCTGCGCCTACAACGCCCATTCGCTCTCCGCGGCGCTGAAGGGCGTAGTCGAAGGCGACGTCGATATCCTCGGGATGACCGAGCAGAACGGCCAGAGCGCGAGCGGCTTGAGCCTAAACGACTCGAAGGCCTTTATTTTCGGCGGGGGGCTCACGACTATCTCAGGCGTAGACTACAACTTCGCTCGCAAGGTCAGCGCCAAGTTCTCCGTGAACGGAAGGGATGACGGATACGGGCAAAACTCCATCGATCGCGCCTATCACGCGAAGGGGAAATTCGTCGCCGAGGGGGACATGACGCTGCG